GAATCACATTTTCCAAAGATGCTGAAGAAAAGCACAGACAAAGGCGGGCCTGCTGAATATCAATATCAAGTACGGGACCGTAGCATGAACTATGCCAAACAACGTGGTATAGCCTTGGACATTGGCGCCAATGTGGGATTGTGGAGTCGAAGCCTTTGCAAGAACTTCCGCACCGTGCTGGCGTTTGAACCTGTGGCCATGTTCCGCGAGTGCTTGATTCGAAATGTTGTTGCCGACAACCTGCAGGTCAAAGACTTTGCACTGGGCGATCAGCGCACAACTGCCACCATGATCATAACAGAAGGCAACACCGGCCACACTCACATCGATCCTGCCACACTAGGGCAAGGAGACACCGAAGTATACCGTCTGGATGATCTAGACTTGGACACAGTGGACTATATCAAAATGGATTGTGAAGGCTACGAGTATCGCATACTACAAGGTGCCGAAGCAACTATCAAAAGATGTCGTCCTGTTGTGGTGGTAGAGCAAAAGCCACACGATGCCTACAGTGATCAGTATGCTCAACATGCTGCCATTGAACTCATGAAGACCTGGGGCATGGTGCGACTGGATCAAGTCAAAGACGACTGGATCATGGGGTGGAAATAAAGTACGCATGGTCACCGGCAGTCAAAGGCGACTATGAAAAATGGACTTTGAAACCTTGGCATCTCAAAGGACTAAAAATATTTGATCTGATTGAAGACATTCCCGAAGATCATGTGCTGGTAGTGAGTCACTTTGCCCCATGGTGGTCACCACTCAAAGAGTGGATTGAGGCCGGACGTCCTTGGATTGAAATAGAGTTTGGGTACTGGGGCGATAATGAGCCCAGGCGCAATACTCGCAGAGTTACCTATTGTGGACATCACAATCTTAACATGCAACCTCGACCTTGGCCAAGAGCACAGTTGTTTAAGGAACCACGTGCCGTGCATAATTGGCGAACCACACCCGGTGAGTATGTGGTTATTCCCGTGCCCATAAACAAAATACTACAACAACGCACAGGAGAAAACACTGTGGACTGGTGTGAAAAAATGGAAAACATTGTTAGGCAGCATTGGGATGGAGAGATTGTGTGGCGGAAAAAAGGCGGCAGCAGTGCAGGGCGGTGGAACAGTTTTGTACGGCTGTTAGATGACGCTCATGCTGTGGTAGGAGATCGCACTATGGCCTGTGTCGAAGCCTGCTTGATGGGTGTACCTGCTTATACCATTGATGAAAGCATGACTACCATACTCATGGGCGGGGTAGAGAACTTGGGCAACATACAATATCCAGACAGATCAGACTGGTGGGATCATATTTGTTGGAGTCAGTTTCATATCTGGGAGTTTACCGGCTGTGCGGAATCAGTGGCTGACCTGGTTGAGTCGTACCAGATTCATAGGTAAGGCAAAAACTTTTGATAAACACGCCCTGCACGGGCATCCGCGTCGCTCCAGTGAGCGGCTGCTAGATCATACATCCATTGTTCTCTGGCAAATGTTTCTGGTGTTTCAATTTTACTAACATCCTTGTTGGCCACTGCCCAGGCCACACAACTGGCGTCATCCGCAAACACAGGAATACCTTCACATGCTGCTGCCACACTGGCTGAACTGTTGAAAAACACTGCTGAGTGTGCTCCTTGCAAGTTGTCAACCAAGCGGCTGTGAGTAGGTTCTAATATGACCACGTTTTGTCGTTTGCCTTGTTTTGAATTATACATTGCAAAGTCTGTCATGTTGTATTGGCCTGGATGCGGGCGCACATAAATCTGTCTACTGCTTACTGCTCTGATTTGATGTATTTTATCGTGCAACCAAGTCATTGGGTCCAGTGTCTTCATTGCAAAGCCGCCATCTCGTTGCATACAAATCAAAATATGTCCTGCGGAGTTGACCTTGACTGGGTTCAACTGTACCCCTAGTGTGCGACTTATTTCTAACCATTTGGTAGCATCACTGTTGCGATTGGCATATTCAGCACGGTCATAGAATGGACCATTGAGACTGTATCGCAAGTAGTTGCCATTATCGTCAAGATACTTCCAACAACTCGCATCTATACACATGGTTTGAAATCCCAGCCTGCGCTGTTCAGGAATGATTTGTTTGCGCAGGGTGATGTTGCGGCCACCAGTGTTTGTGGTAGCCCAGCCCAACATTACTGCTAGTTTACTAGGGGTATACTTGTGTTCCCATTCTATGTTGACTGTGTGGCCGACCGCTCTCACACCATCAGCAAAACTTTCCAGGCATTGTATTTTTCTGGAATGTTTCTGCGGATTAGCAACACTGCTGATGTAAACAACTACATCAACCACCTTGCAAAATCCTCCAGGCTGTACCGTTACGCATTTCTGCTTCGGTAAATTGGCAATAGGCAATGTGTGCTGCCCAATGTTCTACTTCGTCCAAGGTAGGCACATGCGGATCGTTTATGGCATCTAAATTTTGACTACACAAGGCAGCCGCCGCATTAGGACCAAGTGTGATGGCAGGTTTGCCATTGAGCAAGGCTTCTCCAGCAGCAATACTTGAGAATGTTACCAAACAATGTATGTCTTGTTCTAGTGCGTGTGCCATTGAGTCATCACTGGTTCTAGCGGTACGGCCTGGTTTGCGGCGCACAACAACTTCTCTGTCAGTTTTGCTGCTGATTTCACTCAACACACCGGTTAACCATTGTTCTAGATCTATGTCATAAAGATTCAGCAACTTTTGGCTGGGTGGTGCTAACAATATCTTGCTGCCACGATAGAACTTGCGAGGTTGAAATCCTGTGGCTTCCAGTCTATCTCTGGGTCGATCTATAATAGGACCAAAGTTTTGCACATCGTTACGAGTCGCACGATGAAAAGATTTTTTCTTGGCGTTGCCAAAGTATCCAGTGTCTATGTAATAAAAATCTCGGCCAACCGCCCGACACGCATCCATTTGTTTGCGTTTGGTAATACCACGCAACACCACTGGCACCATGCTCTGTTCGCTTTTGCTCCAGTTGGTTATTTGGCCACCACATCCCATGGTGAAACTCTGTAGTATAGGATCAAACATTTTTCCCTTTTCTGCATATCTAAATTCACTATCAATAGCATGTATAGTTTTATTGTCTAGCATTTGAATTTTTTCAGTCAATGCTGTTAAGTCCATGCCATAGTAATCACCCGCTGGGTCCACACGATATTTCAACAAGTCATAGAATAATTCTTTGACTTCTGGTGGTGCTAGGTCAAGTTCGTGTTGTAACAACGGTACTAATTCTTGTTCATCCATGTTATGTTCTCTGTTGACAGTAGTCAGTTAGTAGTCTTTCCCGGTGCCAGTCTTCAGAAAAGTCTCCGACATTGGCAAACTCATTAAAGCAAGGAGTTCCCAGAGTATAGTGTACCAACTTGGCCTCAGGATTACCCTCATATTCAACATCCAACCAGTTCCACTCTGGGGGCAGTTCGCCAATACGCTCATTGTCCAACCAGGAGAATCTATGCAGTTCTGCACCTGTTGATTTTTGCACAAACTCGGGTGTCAGTTTACGATTGGGAAAACTGTTGCAGTTCCACAGTATCACGCTTGACCAGTTCTTACGTGGATAGTCTTCGTTCTTGCTGCCAAGATATTTTTCAGTCATGCGTGTTTTGTAGTCGTGTTTGACAACCATGACGTCGTTGTAAGGACTTTGCAAGTTCCATAGTTCCACAATATCTCCACGCAGGATCATGTCGCCATCAATGAATATGGCCCAGCCCTGATAGTCCATCAAGTGTGGCACAAGGAAACGACTGTAGATAAATTGATTGCTGCCATCAGTGTGTGTTTCATCGTAGTCTTTGAACAAGTTCAATGCCACAGGAATAATAGCCACTGGCTGACTGGCATGTCTGATGATTGAGTTTGCACACACATGGTATGCTACAGCTTCTCTAGGATCGTATCCCACAAACACAGGAATGGGTTTCATCGACGTTCAATATCTTCCTCAACACAGTGTTCCCCGTATTGGATTTCAATCAACTTCAAGGGTTGATCACTTTCGTTGCAAAGTTGATGCCATTCATTCACAGCAATAAAAGTGTTCTCATGCACAGTCAAGTGGCATTTGATTTCTTGATCAGTGCTGGCTTCATCCAGGGTGTACACTGTGGCTTCACCTTCGGCCACAAACCAAAACTCTGCACGACTGCTATGACGTTGCATGCTCAAGCATGTTTTGGGCATGACTGTGAGTTCTTTGAGTTTGGTTCTTGGTGGCACTTCATGCAACACACGATAGTACCCCCAGGTACGTTCAGTCTTGGGTTTTTTCCAATCTTCAAGTATCCAAGAGCTGGAATTCTTTTTGTTTTCGCCGCCTACACCAAACACAAACTCTACGTCTGGTTCAGTCATTTCAGGAATGTTGTCTTGTGTTCTATCTCCACCATTGGCAAAGATAAACTTGGCACCTGGCATGGGATAGTACAATTTGGCCAAGCGTATGGCATCTCGAGCACTGTCGTCTGAATCATCAAACTCAATCACTCTATCTACCATGGAGAGATTTTCCACAATGGCTCTGCGCTCGGTCATGGGCATGAACGGTCGGCCTTTTTTGCGTACCAACCAGTCGTCTGAATTGAGTCCAACAACCAGTCTATGCCCCAGGGCCTTGGCTGCTTGGAAGTAGGCAATGTGCCCAGAATGCAGTGGGTCAAATCCACCTGTGACAATTACTATTTTCATGCGGATATTTATCTACGTAGATTACGAGGACAAAGTGTTGTGCTGTAATTCTAATATCAACTCTGATGGCCCTGCCCAGTTTGAAAACTTTTGCTGCCACCAATCTTCTGAGTGCAAACTGGCGTAGGGTTTTTTTAAGTTTTTTGGAGGCGTCATCCCTATGCCAACGATGCACACTTTTGCTGTGACTTTTTGTAATTTTTGTTTTATGTCATCAATTTGCTGATCTGTACAAAATTGCAACACATCAAGACATAAACTACAATCAAAAGAAGAGTTCCAGTCTGGCTCTTGACTGGCAGGCTCGTACCCTGGATCAAATTGATATACTGCACTCAGTGATATACCCAAACTGTTGTGTATCTCATACACGCTGTACTGATGCCCTTTGCCGCAGCCGTAATCCAATAGAGTTTGACAACGGTGTTTTTTGAATGCCAACTCAATTGTTGGAAGATATTGCAAAGTACCTTTGCCAGCCCAATTTTTATTGCCAGCATGAAATTGTTTTACTAAATCTAATTGAGTATTCATGTTTTAAACTTTCTCCAATATCAATCGTAGTTCAGGACTGCCATTGGGATTTTTTCTTGGTTTGGCTGTGAAGTTCACAGTCTCAGACCATATAATGTTGCACTGATCAAACTGTTGCTTTATTCGAGCCATCCACCAGTCTGCATTTTCTATGACCAAGTGTGCGTTACGCCCATCCAGCAAGCGTTTTTTTGCAGGATAACAAGCAATCAGTAGAAAGGCAGCACGAGAAAACTTGCTTTGCATCAGTTTTAAAGATTTATCCAACTGAGCAGGCTCAAAGTGTTCTATCACATCACAACTGACCAAACAATCATAGGTGCCAACGGGCACAACATCATAAGCAGGATTACCAGGATCGTAACCCGCCGACTTTTGAATACCAGGGAAATCTGCTTGCACACGGTTGAGAAGATTGCCATTTGCACACCCCCAATCTACTAGACTACACGGTTGATACTTGGCAACAAAATCATGTACCAAGTTGTATTTAGGTAAAAGTTCTTTGTATATACCTGTCATGCTATTATATATGGCTCACGCACCACCAGAATCCTATCCAGATCTCAATGAAAAATATTACTAGAAAAAATTCCATCTCTGCTAAATCTCGTTGCCAGCGTTCTTGATCAGTCATGTTATACCGTGATATCTTCCATGCCGGCTGTGCGCAGTCGTACCACGTGACCCATTTGCCATTGCTTGGTGTCCAAGCCCTTCATGATCCCCAACCAACGATTTCGTAGCAATGCAACTTCATTTATGATAGTTTCAAAGTCCACTACTTCTTCTTCGCCATCCACATACTTTTCTGCATCACGTGCGGTAAGAGCACGAGCATATCCTTCGAGATATTTCTTGAAGTGCCGGGTACGTATTTTGCGCAGTTGAATGTTGAGAAAGTTCAACACAGCCTCAATCTCTTGCAACTGATTGAATCTATGCTCTGTTATGCCCGGCAACGCAGTAATGTTCTTTTCTACCAAGCCGCCGATCTTGCAGTCACGTTTGGCATCAGTTAACTCTGATTCAAAGTGTGCAATGAAGTCAGGTATGTTGCCGAGGTCTGCTACTACTTTACTGTACCACATGTATGTCCAGCCATTTCAAAAAAGATTTAGGAAATATATTAAGATTTAGAGATCTACGAACTGAGAATTGCTGTAAAAAACTTTTAAGATGTTGTCGTTGTTGTTCTGTTGGATCAATTTTTAAACTAGAAATAATATGGTCTTTGTTTTTAAACTCGTGTTTATGCAGGTCATGAATAATTTTTTCTTTTGATTCATCATCAACAACATTCATTGGCATGAAGGTAGGAACATGTACTACATCAATTTCTCGTGTCCAGTCAGAATATTGATTTAAAAATTCTGGAAATCCGTGTATGGTCAAACACGACAATGTGCTGTGAATCATAGTAGATATTGTAGATTTTTTTAACTGGTCCAACATAAAACATGTATCATTCCATCGAGCTCCGTTGCGATTAAACTCATATAGATCACCAAGATTTTCGGCACTGACACATACCAGCACATTGGGGTAATTTTGTAATTTGTTAATTACATCGTGAAACCGTCCACAAGATAATCCAAGACCGGTAAAAATTTTTATCTCATTTACATGTTTGACCAAGTCAAGTAATTCAAATAAAAAATTATTTAAAAACGGTTCTCCACCAGTTATAATTATTTTTTTAACGTCCGTTGATAGTAATGCAAACTCATTCAGTATTAAATCAGTGTGTTTTGAGTGTTTCTTTTCTGATTGGCTAAGACGACTTGTTATTTTATCAATGGACGTTAACTTGTACGATGGGGCATTATATCCAGTGCTGTCAAGGTTAACATAGTCACCATGCTGGACCAGGTCTCGCCTCCATGCTGTGCTGAATACTCTAGTACAATAACTACAAGCAAGATTACATTCGCTAGTCAGATTAATGTCAATAATTTCTGGTGTTGCAATTGGATCAAGATGGGTGCGCACAGGCCCCCCTTCAAGTATCCTTGGTCCCACAGCACCAACATCTTCTGCACGATAACAATTTTGTTCACAGCTGGAGTTGCGTTTATTTTCCAACATAAGTTTTCGTTCATTTACATTGATGTCCGTGTTGAAAAGATTTCCAGGATTTTTTTGCAACCATTTTATGTCAATTACATGTGGCGCAGCAGCATGACAATTATATGTAGATTTTTGTTCTACATCAATTTTCAAAAAAGTAAATTTATTTCTGCAATAGTAATCTCTATCAGTAGTCATCTTCTTGATTGTAGTTGTCCTCTTCGTCAATATCTTCTTCTTCCTCTTCTGCATAATCCTTGTCGTTATCCAAGTATGCAGTCAAGGCTTTTTTGATGTCTGAATCACCTTTGAAGGCGTTTCGGATTTCTTCAACGTCATGATCGTGATCAATCAGGATAGACACAATGCTTTCAGCAGCATCTATACGATCTACCACATTGACGTATCGCTTTAATTCACCCCAAATTTCGCTTGCTACTTCTGCTGAC